GATCTCTTGGGCTTCCATCCGAGTTGTTAAGTGTTAGGTTCCAGTAAGTTTTCTGGTTGTATACCAGCTCACCGGCGATAATTTGATTATCAAAACCGCTAACTTGTGTCAGCGTATTACGGTTGAAGATCGCCATATTCCCTCACTAGGTAAATTGACGTTCGCTAAGCACTCTCAGCAGAACGGGTGGCTATCTTGTATTTTTTTCTAGTGTATCTGAAATCAATTTTATTTTGTACTGCTAGCCTGAACCTTTAATTCTAATTCCTTTACGCGCTGCTCCAACTCTTGTATAGCCTTTACTAGAATTGGTATGTAACTTGGATAATGGATAGTGTCATGCCCAACGATCCCCGCAGATTCAGCTTTAGGATCGTGCATAACTAATGCCGTACCCTCTCCGACTAGGGGCCTTACCTCATCGCTCATAAAGCCAAACCCTCGAATAGAGGGATCTTGCTTTAGCCTAAACGTGTAAGGTTTAAGACCCTTTATTAGATCTAGCCCAAAATCAATAGGGGCAATATCCTGTTTGATTCTACGATCTGATGGAGACGTAGTTTGTACAGCAAGAGTGACAGTGCTTCCAGCGCCAGAAGTTCCAACATAAGCGCCGGCAATCCCTGTAGATGAGGAACCCAAAATGCTTAGCTGGCTACTTGAGTTGACCGTTGCAGTTCCTGAGTTTGTTGGGGCAGAGTTTAGGAATGCAGGGTTGTAGCTAAGCGATGAGCCGTTGTAATAGAGAACTCCTGTGGTTACTGAGGCAAGCCTTGCAGCCGATAAAGAGCCTGAAGTAATGTTGCTTGCATTCGTTGTATCTGTTGTTGCTGATGCCGCTAGGTCAGAAACATTAGATGCGGCGACCGTTGCCCACGAACCATCATTACGCAAGAATGTACTTGTTCCCCCAGATGGTTGCGCGATGGTGTAGCTTCCAAATCTAAATGTGCCGGAAACTATATTGATTGCATAGCCATTGTTATCACAGATCCTTACGTCTGTTGATGATGTATTGTTATTTGTGAAATAACCGGCTGCGTGAATGCTTGTACTTTTGTACCCAATCCTTGCCTGAGCAAGAACACCAGATCCGCCGGTATCGTACTGAGAAGCCGAGAATACAGAGCGAGCCTGTATCAACCCGTCCCAGGTTATAAAACCACCAAAGGAATTTAGATCAACCGTTTTCCCATAGATACCCTGCGCCGAATCGACAGATGGGCCTGTATAAGTAGGAACTGTAATGATCGATCCCCTGGCCCAGTTTCCCGTTAACAAGGGAGAAAGATCTAAAACGGGATCACCGTTTGATCCGGTTCCACCGAAAGACCCGATCAGTTGATTAGATGAGTTGTAAACGGCTACCTTATTAGCAGCGCTTTTATTGATTTCGATGCGCTGAGCGCCGCTAACACCCGTGACTAGCTCGCCGCGCAGATAAGCGGCATTGGCATACAAATTACCTGAAGGCTGATCTAGATACCAGCCAACCGTTCCAAAGTTTGTTGTAGTTGGAGGGTTTGGGCCATTGTAATTATCCGATCTAATACTTTGAAAGATTGATGCGGCAATTGGGCCTGTCCACGCGGTTGAATTCGCCGGCACACCATTGACGGTCGTGGCGTTTGCATTGTATCTGCCTTGTAAATACCAGAGAACTTGACCAATAGCTACCGCTGGCACAGTTGATGACCAGCCGGCAGGAACCGCAGACCCAGAGGTTGGCGTAGTAAACGTAGGGGCAGCGCTTGATTGAGACTGAACCAAATAAGCGTTTATAAATGCTATGCCTACCAAGCCAGAGCTTCCCGTAGGGCCTGTAATCGAAGCTCCAGTTGGGCCTGTGTTACCTGTTGGCCCCTGACCTCCCGTGGGGCCTGTGTTCCCCGTTGGTCCTGTTGGGCCAGCCGCAGCTGTAGGAGACCAAGTTAGCGCCGCGCTTACAGACGATAGCGTTGACTTTGCAGTTTCATTTTCTACCGAAAAGGCAAAGTACCAAGTTCCAGCGGCAAGACTAATATTTTGAAACTTAAACGTCGATGAATTGGTAAAAGTAGCGCCGTTAGAAAGAATTGCAGAACCCCATGTTTTCCAATCCGTTGATGCTGGTGTTGCAGACGATGTGTAAAACAAAGTAATCGTTGTCACTCTGCCTTTAGTCGGCAAAGTCACGGTCGCGGAAAATGTCGGAGGAGCTGCGCTCGGAGCAAGATCACCAATGACCGGAGCATTCAGAGCTGAAAAGTACGCGGGTGAAGGAAGGCTCGAATTAGGGGCGGCAGAAAACGCAGTGATGCTGGCATCATCATAAACTTGCGCGTTGTACTCTGATAGCTCTAGTGTCGCGCCAAGATTCCCATCGTCGATTGTCGCCTCCGAGACTTTCATAACTCGGAAAAGTTTGTTCGTCCAGCCGTAGTCTGCGTTAGTAATGTCAACCACATCACCCGCGTCTACTTGAATGCCAGGATAAGTAGACGTAATCGTGACGATTAGATCTTCTCGCGCTTGCTCTAACCTTCTGTTTCCTAGATATTGGGCCTGTACAGAGTCATTCGTAAACTCTAGTGTTGTTGTCTGCCTGTTTGCCGGTTCGTTAGGGTACAAAAGCCCAGCCGGTGTTTCCATGTAAACCAGATCGGGCTGATCTCGGTTTAGCTTAGATGGAAACTCAATCTGAATCTGGTTGATCTGCTGGTTGATGTCTACAGCGGAAACCCTGATTTCGCCAATTAAATTTGTGTCGTTGAATGAGAAGCTAGATGTTTCTGCTTTATTTATGACTATTGACCAAAGACCTGACGCTGCGTTGTATGCCATCCAAGAATCACAGCATTCAAGCATCTTCTCAACGTTATCTAAAACAGATCTGCCCGTATCAACAACGCCGTTAATTCTGTATCGCGCTTGCGTTGATGATCCGCCGCCAGCAGGGGTATAAGTAATTGTCTGATCGGAGTAAGTATTGAGAGCTGTTGCGCTTGCAGAATCAACTAATCCAGTCATGCCAGCGCCGTAGCGCGTATTGGTCATGTAGTCGTACCAAACGTCTCCAGGTTTCGCTACCGTTCCGCCTTTAGGGTAATGCTTGCAATAAAACGTAATTGGCAAAAGACCTGTCGTTCCTGCATCAGCGTTATAGACCAAACGAATAACCGCAAAAGCCAAGCCATTCATTCTGCGACCGGTAGAAGGCCATGAGAGACCAGCAGGAATCTCTGTATTGCCAGATCCCATGACAACATTAGACCAAGGCAAATCTGCTGTGTTGTAGCCTGTAACAGTTCCCGCTTGATTGGAAACGTAAAGATAAATATTTAGATTGCCGCTTATTTTTGTATCAACGTTTCCATCGCCATCCGTAAGAGATATAACCTTTGAACCGTCTGTACCGTCAAAAGTCATTAGACGATCACCGTAATACATTTTGGTGGTGTCATAAGTAAACGCAGCCGAGGCATCAGACGATATAGAAGAGATCGCCATGACGTAGTACATAACTTTCTGGTTACCAGACAACACCGCATCAACAAAAACGCCACCTAGCCAAGCATCGCCATAAACAACGGGAATTGAGTTATTGCTGGCAGGAGGAACTTGTTGTCTTGCTCCGGTGTCTTGTGACTGCGACGCTTTAGATCCAAATGCGCGAGTTACCACGTAGGAGACTGCAAAATTGATTGCAAACGTAGCGGCAGCTACACCTATTGACCCTAAAGCAGCGCTTGCCGCTGCCGCAGAACCATAAATCGTGGATAAAACAATTGATGCTGGCATGATCTACTCTCGGAAGAATGTCGCTTGCAAAGGTCTGTAGTTGTATCTTGTGTAGTCAATGTTTGGCGAATTAGGCATAAGGCTTGTGCATACAATCTGTACTCGTTTTTGATCAAGCATGTCTTGCGCGAGCTTGTTAAATCTTAACCATAGTTTGCCGCCGACAGATGTATCTCTGAACTCTGGAACTACCCACCACGCTACCTCGTGCAGCTCTTTTACCGCGCTGTTCCAAAAATTACTTGTCACATAAGCCGCCAAGAACCCTCGAAACTGATCGTCTATAAGAACAAATCCACGGCCTTTAATCATTTCGTAGAAAAGCGTTTTTACATGCCCTTCGTTTTGATTGTGCTTTAGTGTTTTTATCCCTGCCTCATCTGCGTATGCTTTCATCATCTCTATAAGATGCGGCATGTCGTATTTTGTTGCGTAGCGCATCACTCTCCCGTTTCAACAACCGTTGATTGAGATTCTGTAACTGTATTCGGATCTGATTGAGACCCTGTTTGCGGAGGAGCGCCAAAGTCGAAATACTGGCCCGAGATAGCAGCGACGCGGCTCATGCTCGTGTCTGATGTATAGATCTGCTGCCAAGTCTTAACATTGGTTTTAATTCCTGCGATTCTGTTCTCAAGAATTGATCGAAACGAAGTACAAGAGATTGACGCGGTAGCTGTACGGCTGCGGATGTTTTCGTTCCAATCTTCGGTAATTGAAATGTTGGAAACAATGCCTTGGTAGCGCTTGAAAAATTGCGTGGAAGGGCTCGTGATGATTTGATAATTAGAGTCAAAAAAGCCTCGCCAAATCTCTACAGTCGAGCCTTTGATATTAGTTCCCAAGACTAGCGAAATGTTTGTCGGGTCGATGCCTATCAGCCCGATTACCATATCAATCGAAGTCGCCTTGATCTCTCGGTTGACCGCGCCAACAGAAAGAAGGCTACCCAATCCTGAAAATGTATTGCCGCCAACAGTAATTGCAGCGGCAGCATTGCAGAATGTATAGGTAGACGTTGAGGTTGTCAGTTTGACGAATTCGCCGTGGGTAATGCTTGCGCTGGACAGCGCTGTCATTGGGGTACTCACTGTACGTTCTCCCTAAAGACAAAATCAGCATCCCAATCAACGAATGCGCCGTTAGTCATGGGTCTAAGCGTATAGGTTGGGCAAACCTCAGCAACCACCGAAAACGTACAAGCTGATCCTACAGCCGTTAACGTTCCGGCAGATGGTGTACCAATCACCGGACGATGCAAAGTAACGTTAACGGTCGATCCTGAGCCTCTCAAGACCTGTGTAGTGACTTTGTAGGGATAACTGCCTAACTGAATAAAATCACCGGCCTTGAACACGATAACGGTACTCGCAACCGCTGGAAGATTGCCGACAGAAATCGTGGTTGCATTTGCAGCCGGAACAGACGCAAGCGTTAATGCCGCAGCCTGCCCGCTTGTGAGCTCGCCTTGGTAAGCGGTAAACCACTGAAGATTTGTTGAGCTGAACGTGATTGTCGCTGCTGTTTGCCTGTCGAGATTATCAATGGTCTGGATTACATCTCGAACCTGGGGATAGTAAAGAAAAGCATGTGGCTTGACCGTGAACACCCAAGGAACGGATGTAACGTACATTGCCGTTCTCACTTGACCCGATCTTGAATATTGCTGGCCGACCATCCGCCGGTTGTTAACCGTGATGGTTTGACTAATGTCTAAGATAGTTTGGAAGCTCATGCTCTGCCTCGCGGTGAAAGCGATTTCTGAGCGTAGGAATTAGCCGCCCAAACCGCTCGATTGCTGCCCATGATTCGTTCCTCGAAAGACTTAACGTCAATAGCTTGTATGTTGTAGTTGTTGACCGTGGATGTTCCGCTCATCGCGTAAGACGGTATAACTTGACCGGCCATGCTTGGAACAAATAGCTCCGGCCCTCTTTCTCCTACAAGATACGGAGCGCCAGAATTAACCGGACCGCCGCCGGCTCGCTTGTTAAAGATGTTTCCAAGGACAGGAATATTAGACATAAAGTTTTCAAATAATGAAGGAGCGCCCCTTATATCTGATTTGAAGATTGCGTCTAAAAATTTATCTAATGAGCGAGAAGCCAGTTTTTGAAGAAGCGAAGAAAGCGCAGACTTAAAAGCATCCGCTGCCGATTTACCAGACATAAAAGCCTCGACAATAGTCGTGCCGATTGACTTATATCCGTCGCGTATATCTTCAAGAAGATCTAGTTCCTCGCTTGCCGCCTTCTTCTTTTCCATCATATCTTCAAGTTCTTTATTGGCAGTAATTTCGGCTTGCGCTTGAACCTCATTAAGAACCTGTGCTGATTCTTTTTCTAGTTCGATTTCACGCTCAATCTGCTTTAGCCTTAACTCAAGGTTAAACCGTCTTAAATCGTCCATCGCAGCCAATTCTTGATTGGCTTCTTTTGTCAGTCTCTGCATTTCTTCTTGCTGCTCGGCTTCCTCGCGCCGCAGACGGATTATTTCCTCCATCTTTGCAAGACCAGCAGGGCCACCTTGCTTTGCAGCTTCAAACCGTAACGCTGCTTCTTCGCCTTCTTTTAACTTAAGAATCTGCGCGTCTAAGCCTTCAAGATAGCTTTTAAGCGCTTTTGCGCGAGACTCGGCCTCGGAATCTCTAACGGCTTTAACCTTAGTTCCAGACTGCCTTCCACCCTGCGTAACACCAACCACCGGAGCGGCAGCGGGCTCTTCTGGAGAACCAAAACCAAGAAACTCTTTGACGCTATCCCAGGCATTTCTTGCCTTACCAACAAGACTAAGAAAGCCAACTTTTGCCTTCTCAACCATGATGTCTATAGCATCGCCAATATCACCTATTGTCTGTACACCGCGCTTTGCTTCGCCCGTAAACTTATCGGTGTTTCGAGATAACTGGTCGATCTTAGAAATGTCTATATTTGCAAACTGCTTACCAAAAAGCTGAACTTGTAATCGAGCGCGTTCCGCGCCAGCGCTCATGCCAGAAAGAACCGACGTTAGGTCTCTAAAGATGTCAATTTCTGGTCTTAACATGCCGCCAGCGTCAGCAATGTTTACGCCTAGCTCTTTGAATAGATCAGCTTGTTCTTTTTGACCATCAGCAGCAGCGCCTAATGTCGTCGAAAAACGATCCCACATCTGCGCGGCGTTATCAGCATCTTTGCCGGCCTGAACCATTGCGCCTTGAAGCGCTAAGACCTCCTCGATTGCTAACCCCGAGCCTTCAGCAAAATCGTTAACCGCGTCTGCGGCTTTGAAAAACGAAGTGGCAAATGCTCCAGCGGCGGCGGCAGCAAGTAACATTGGGCTTCGTAGAGCGCCCATCGCAGTGCCAAGCAAATTGACACTGACTTGCATTTCGCGGGTTTTGGCTTTAGCCCTGTCGATCTCTTGAACGAACTTTGCGCTCTCAAGACCTAGTGCGACCTGAAGGGCTGCGATTAGCTTACCGGCCATTGTTTCCCCCTAAGATGTCTAAAAACTCTGACTTGAACCCTGGCAGACTTGTGAACGCCAGGAAGTCTTGCTCTTGTCTTGTCATGTAATTTGGAGGGATGAAATACTCCTCCAGATGCGGGAAAAACTCTCGACTCTTGATTGGGTTTTTAGACAGCGCGTTATAAACAATTGCCATCAGATGCGAGATCAACATCAAGTTTTGTCTCGCGCCAATCATGCCATCGCGGTACATCAATTCTAACTCTCGCGTGGTCACTACATCAAGGCTTTCTATAACCTCGGGAGACTGACCGTTAAAGATCATCGTTGCCCGAATCTGCCGATATAGTGACCGCTTCAGTTTTTTTCGACTTCCTTGTAGTCTGGGTTTACTGCTTTTTCGATCAACTCGGTTAGATGCTTAATCTGGGCTGGAGAGAAGGCTTCGGAAATATCCTCGTAGGAAAGCGCAAAGAGCTCTTGCCCTTCCTCGAAACCGACTAAGTTAATAAGCGCAATCTCGCGCATGATCTCTTGGGCTTTGAACCGTGACGCTTCTTTTAGGCTTCGACCCTCGACCACAATATCATCGTCTTTACGCTCAACCTCTACAGTTTTATTGATCTTGTAGAGCTTCTCAAACGTATCGACTAGCTTTGTGTATTCTTGTTCTAGTAAAGCATCAGGAGGGTTTTTGATTTTTCCCTCAAGCTCTAGCATTTCCTTCCTGGTAGGAAGATAGACCTTTAGCGCATGACCGGCGAAATCAATGTCTGCGTATTTCTGTCTTTGGAACGAAGAACCAAACTTGTCTTGTAATCTCATTTTCTAACCTTTGCTCGTTGTTTTGCCGCCCAGAGATCCATGTGAGCGCTCATGAGAGACGCTAACCGATCAAGAGCAGAGCTTGCCATTGATTGAAAACTATTTCGTATGAACGGCCTAGCAGGAACCTCTGCCGTACCGAATTCTATAGCCTCGGCTGCCGGCCTGTACTCGCCCTTAGCATCCTTGTAGCCAACACCAACATCGACAAAGCCGAAAGCAATAGTGTCGCGGGTAAGATACTTTTTCTTTCTGTCTTTGCCTGTTGCAACCTTTGCGCCGTTACGAATCTTGAGTTGTAGTTTCCCAGTATCGACAGGAACTCTTGCGCGGATCGCCGCTTTTACGGGCTCCATCGCAGACTTAAGACCAGGAAGTAATGATCGTCTTGCTTTGGTCGTGCCGAACTCTTGAGCTAATTCTAAAAGCGAATCCTCAAACTCTCGGAAGCCCTTAACCTCAATCTTTCCCATTTGTCACGATCTTTTTGAAGATTAGATCGTTGAGACGAATCACATAATTTACAACTTCGTCCGGTGTCATATCTGACGCATGATGCTCTGCGATCTTGTGGCAAAGGCTAATGTTGATGAGCCTTTGTTGAGGATACCCAAACCAGTTCTTAGAACCGGTCTGGGCTTGCGTGACTAAGTAAGCCAGCAGATCATCACTCGCTCTTTGCATGAGCCCTCAAAACAGATAGACAAACGGCTTCGGCCCCGCCGGGGCTGGCTTCCTGTAAGGCGGCATCCACCTCTTGTAAGGTAAAGGGATGCCCTTTTGCCATTGCATGAAGGTCGCCCCTGAATTCCGCCATCAGCGCCACTAATTCATCAAGTGTTGTTTGACCAGCCATATTGATTGCCTCGCGGATGAATCGTAAAAGTGACCTGAGCCTCTGCGCCTGGAGCAGGATCAATTGTCCACTGACTGACGCGACCATTGAAAGCATAGTTAACAATATTCGTACCATCTGTCGCGGAAATTACAAACGTACGGTCAATCGTACCGTTGTAAGCATCTGCGCGAAGCAAAAGAAGGTTTGTGTCTGATGGGTTCCACGCTGCAACAACAGTCATTGAAGTTGGTGCAGACTGAACCGGGATCTTGTCAGATTGACGCGAGCCAGCAACCGAGAAGTTAGCAACCGCATCGTCTTGCCCAAATGCAGGAATCGCCTCGACTGGAACCAAGTTACCAGAGACAGCAATTGCTGAAGTCGAAGCGTAGACGCTAAGGTTTGCGGTGGTTAAAACAGTGGGCGCAGCCCCCGGCTGGCAATATAGCGAGGCGCTGAAGCCGGGTAAAACTTTATTAGGAAGAGCCATTTTTCACCTCACGAAGGAATGTCTAAAGTCGAGTCTAAAACAATTTGATGTAATTTTGAATC